GACCACCCCTTGATGGCGGGGATCTTGGTCTTCGGGCGAAGGGGGATGAGCGGGAGGAAACCCACAATATACAGCTTACGTGCGTTCATTTACGGTATCTCTCTCCGGTCCAAGCCTCAGCAGCGACAGGGAGTCCTGTCGCCCAGGTGGGTAGTGTCGTCATGATGTCTTCGAACTCCTGTGTCGAACCGAAGTTGGCGGGGGGCTCGGTCAGTACCTCATCGTGGACAGTCAGGATGATGGGATACCCCGCGGCCTCGAGACGCAACATCGCGTCGGCCATGAGATCGCGCGCCATCGCCTGCACCACGTTCTCTGTCAGGTGGCCTCCGTACGTGTGCTGGCGGCGCCACTTCCGTGTGTACCCATCCACCCCGACGAAGCTCAAGCTGAGCTTCTCGATGTGCTCATACGGCTCCGGTAGACGTCGCATGCGCAGCTCCGGGCTGAAATAGGAGAGCATGCGCCCACTGGGGAGGATGCACCACAGGATGTTACCCCGCATGGTGTACCTGATCGATGCGCCGACCCCGACCGAGTGGACGGTGCCCGGGTCCTGCACCGCGCGGATCGCGGCGTCGTTGATGTCGCGCCAGAACTGGGGGATCATGTGGTACAGCTCCCGGTAGCCCCGAATAGCCTTGGCAGCGACGTCGTCCCTGTCTTCGGTCACAGTGCTGCCACATGTCTCACAGAAGGAGTGATCGTCCCCCATCTTGTGCCCCTCTGGGACACAATACCTCCCTCCCCGCTCCAACACGATGCCTGTCTGCTCCCGAACCTGCTCGGCGAAGCGATCGGCCCCCATCTGGAACCCGGCGCCGAGCACCGAGTTCTTCCCGATCTGTCGCTCGAATGAGTCTTTGGCGACAGATCCCACATCCATCTGGAAGATGAACGCGGCCATGGTCTCATACACCTTACCCCCACTGCGGAACAGTTCGACGAGATCACTCTGGCCAGCGATCCACGCGAGCACCCGGGCCTCGACCTGAGAGTAGTCACCCGCCACGAACTTCTTCCCCTGTCGAGCACGGAGCATCGATCGCAGCATAGACGAGATGACCTTCATGATCGGCTCGTCGATACGCTCGAAGTCCCGGGTGAGAACGCGACCGATGTAAGACTCCGCGTCCATCTCAGGGCGAGGGAAGTTCTGGGGTTGGATCAGCTTGCCCGACCATCGACCAGTGCTGGCGCCATGGTAGAGGAGCAAGCCCCGCGCACGATCGTCATCACAACGGGCGCGGAGCATCGCGTCGAGCTTCGATACGCTGGTCTTCCCCGCGTCCTGCCGGAGCTGCAAAACCGAACGCACATCATCCGGTAGTTCGGTTTGCAGTATATCCCGGACTGTGTCCTTCTGGAGGTCGCTGATCTCCACACCCTGGTCCCGCACCCACATGGTCATGTCACAGACCTTGGTGACCTTGGACACCGCGCCACCGGTGAGCGTCTGCAGCTCCTCGTCGGCTTCGGCGAGGGTGACGACTGCCATCTCTTTCGCGGCCTCGACGAGCGGGGTGTCGATCAGCACACCACGATCGTTGGCCTTCTGGTCCAGGAGGTACACCTCCCGCTCGAATGGGGAGAGTGGCCGGGTGAGCTTGCCGATCGCGCGCTCGACCTCGACGTCACGACGGCAGTAGTCATACAACCGCTGCCGGCGCTCGACGTCGTCCCACCACGTGAGGGGTTTCTTCTTCCGGGGCTTCGCCATCTGCAGCATGAGTCGGCGGCCCTCCATGTCCTTCTCGGTGTCGAGACCCAATGCCTGCGCAGCATATCCGAGACCACGCGGCAGTCCGAGTGCGGCAGCTTCCGCAGCGGTGTCGAACGTTTGCGCCCGTGTCAGTGGGGGGAAGCCATAACGCTTCGTCAGGATGAAGTTCCAGATCACCCGTTCGAACTGCGCGTTCCACGCCCAGACCTCTCCTCCTGACAGGACGTGTTCGTAGACACGTTCCAAGTCTGGGTGGAAGGACCACAGAAGTGGGTCGCTGTCCGCCCCGGCGATCGACATGAGTTGGACGGGCTCATCACCGAAGGCGAACGCCATGCACCAGATGTCCGTGCTGGGGTGCTGACCGTACGGGTAGACCCCCGTCTTCCGGAGATCGATCAGGGACCGGGTCTCGAAGTCGATGTTGAGCTTCATGAGAGCATCCGAGCGTGTTCCGCGCAGACCTCAACCCGCCACTGGTCCTTGTCCTGGTAGGGAAGGCAGCAGGGGCCGAGCGTCTTGGGTGCGTGGGGGAAGGTGAAGGCGAGCATCACGAGCCGGGTGCCGACGATCATGTAGAACACATCGGTGGGGTCCGTGCCGAACATCTCTGGTGCGGTCATGGCATCGTGGAGTTGGAGGAAAGCGAGTGGTGGGACTCGAACCCACAACCTCCTCCGGGGGCTACCCGGAGGTGCTCTACCTGAATGGGGGAGCGACCCCTCTGAGCTACACTCGCGAAGTGGGCTGGCCGCCGCTGCACTGACCATTTAACCGGGGAGCCGGTCCCCAGACCCATGCCGACCCTAGATCAGGCCAGCCAGCTCGTCCGTCGTGTCGGCGCCCTGCGTCTCCGACTGATCGATGTCGTCGAAGTCGAGCGCTGCCGGCGGCTCCGCTGCGGTGAAGGCGTTCTTCACCGCGATGCGTCCATCGAGACGCTCACCGTCCCGGAGCTTCTGGACGTTGTCCAGCCCGAAGCTGACGCCGCGGTTCCCGTTGACGTCGTACGCGAACGCGCTGATGTGGCCACGGACGATGGCGCCCGGGTACATCTCCTTCTCGTCCGTGATCGTCTCGAGGTTCCAGGCGACGATGCCCGGTGCGTTCTTGCTGCGGGCGCCGATGAACGTGCTGTTCTCCGGGTAGCCCTTCTCCTCCCAGTCGTCGCGGAAAGGCATCCGCAGCTTGCCCGCTTTCAGCATCGCGGGCAGCTTGTCGCCCCACTTCTCCCGGGCGACCGCGAGCGCCGCGGCCTTGAGTGCCGCGTACTCTTCCGTCTGCTGCGCCTCTTCCGTGAAGATCAGACTGACCGAGTACTTCGGTTCGTCGCCCTGGTTCACCGCCACGGGGGTGAAGAGGTTGGGGTAGGACAGGATCGCCTCAGGGGTGACCAGTCCTTTGGTCTGGGTGTCGCTCATTGCGCGTTCTCCTCGTTCTCTGTTTCATCTTGCGGCACCACGCCGAAGACATCTTGTGCGCCCCGCGCGATCGCGGGTCGCGAATCTCCCTCGGGCGCCAACTTCAGCTTGCCCGTGGGCTTCTCCCAGAACTTCTCCGGGAGAGGTGGCCCATCCGTCGCCTTCAGGGCCTTCTCCGCCTGCGCGGGCGAGAGCAGCTTCATCTTGAAACGCTCGCCTTTCTTCAGGCCACGTCCGCGCAGGTATTTGTCCACCGCCTCAGGGTCCTTCCAGCGGCGGTTGCTTCGTCCCTCGACCAGCTTGTACCCAGGGAACTCCTCACCCCGCTCGAGTCGGCGCATCACATGCGCCTCAACGGACCGGAGCCAGTCCATCACCTGCCCGCTGTTCTGCAGGATGAAGCTGAGCTGCTCGTCGGTGATCTCCTCGACGACGGGCAGCGTACCCGCAGCGTCCGGGGGCTCAACCACATCGAACGCCTGCTGCGCCACTGCCACCGCCTGTGCCCGTTTCGCGGGGCACGTAGGAGCTGCAGCGCAGAACCGGCACCAGTCACCCGCCACGCGTGGCGCGTCGGGCTTCTCGGTATCCCGGGCACGATCGAAAAGTTCCTGCTTGAATGCGATCAGTTCGTCCCAGGTGAAATCGTAGCTGCGGATGATCCCTGCCGGATGGTGACCCCGGGGCTGGGTGATCGTCACCCGGATCGTTTCAGGGCGCTTGCCCAGTTCGACGACCGCGCCAAGCGCGTACATCATGAGCTGCGAGTTCTCCGTGGCGTCCACCGCCACCCCCGCGCCGTGCTTGTAGTCGTTCACATCGAGGTGGCGGGTAGCCTCACACCAGAGTGTGCAGTCGCTCGTGCCATACATCGGCCCTGGGGGGTTGAGCGGTGTGAGGTCGAACTGGTGTTCCACGAACATGGTGACCTCGTGGTCACCCATCTCGTCGATGCGCCGGCGGATGTGGTCCACGTATACCTGCACCGCCTCGCACATCTCTTCCGTGACGGTGAAGTGGTGGGTCCCTTGCTCATCCTCGACGGCGATCACCGTGTCCAGGTATGCGATCGCGTCAGTGCCGTGCCGCAGGCACCGCTCGCCCACCTCGTGCGCTGCGGTACCTTCCCGGGCGTAGTCGGAACCTTCGTCTTCGATGCCCTCGGCGGCCTGGATCGATCCCGGGCAGTTCATCCACCGGTGGGAGGCGGACGCACCGAGCTTCGCGTGTGTGGTGGGTGGCATCAGAGACCTTCCTCCTTCGCTTCCGCGGCCAGTGTCTTGAGCGCCTTGGCGACATCCGGGATGGACGCACACTCCCCACAACATACGCTGTCATCGCAGGTTTCGAACTCGATGGTGACGTTACGTCGTACTGTCGTTTTCATGATCAGAGCCTCTGCCTCAGCGTCTTCACGCTGCGCTCGTTGAGGAGGTCCGAGACCTCCGTGTGGAAGGCCAGGACCGCCTCGTTGCGGGTCAGCTGCGCGACGCCCCAGACGATCTCCGCAGCGGTGAACACATCGTCCATGTCAGGGGTGTCCCCTTCGTGGGCATCGAGCACCCGGATCCGTTCCATGGGTGGGAGCAGGATCTCCGATTCGGCGAGTGCCTCGAAGTCGTCGATGATCTTGACGAAATCGGCCATGTTCTCGTCGGGATACGGGATCTTCATCTCCCGGTAGATCTGCCGGCGCATCTCGAGTTCATACTCGGCCTGCGCGTCGGTCTTGTGGGGCCGTGCGACGTCCGCACCGATGACCCCCTCCTCGGCATCGTGCAGATAGCACGCGAGCTGCTCGATGGGGGAGCGGTCGGCCTTACTGGCCAGTCGTCCACACACGATCGAGTGCTGCAGAACGGAGAAGGGGACCAACGTGCGGCCACCCCATCGGGGTACTGTCGAAAGCAGGACGGCGAGATCGCGGACCTGCTGGTCGGGGTTGAATAACATCAGCTCTGCTCCTCGGGCTCGTCCCGCCCAACACCGGCTTCCATGATCGCGTCTTCGAGTTCCATCTCGTCTTCCAGCTCGACGTCGGCTTCCTCTTCGAGCTGCCTGAGGAGCGCTTCCTCCTCACGCTGGCTCTCGCTGAGCGGCAGGTCCTCGTCGCTGCGGGTCTGCTTCGTCTCCATCCCAGCATAGCTGGTCAGGGTGCCGACCGGCGGGGAGGTCACGGCAGCGCCGATCGCGTCTTCGGGCGTCTCGTTCCGATCAGGTTCGGCGTACTCGCCCACCTCCCCTGGGAGGGCGGCAATGCAGGTGGTGAACATCTCGTTGATCTGCTCCGCGGCGACGTCCACCTGCAGCTCGCGACGCTGGACGCGGTACAGGACTTCATGAATGGGAGTAGGGTGCATGGGTTGGTCCTCCTATTTCAGACCGAGTGATCGCTGCGTCTGCAGCTTGCGTTGAAGAGTCTTCATGACCGCCTCGTCCATCGAGCCGGCCACAGTGAAGATGCGCGCCCGGCACGGGGCGTCCTGCCCGATGCGGTGGATGCGCTTGATTGCCTGTGCGTTGTCGTCCGGGGACCAGGCGGGTTCCACCAGGACGATCTCGGATGCTGCCTGGAGGTTCAGCCCCACCCCCGCGGCAGTCTGTTGGGCAAGGAAGACACGTTTCGTCGGGTCAGTGTTGAACCGATCAACCTGGTCCTGCCTGTAGTCCCCACTGTCGCCACCCCGGAAGCCGACGACACCGTGGCCCTTGAGGCCTTCCTTGAGCGTGTCGAGGACGCTGTGATGGTACGCGAGCACCACGATCTTCCGGTACGCGTGGTCCGTCAGCTCACGGCTGATCTGCTCCGCGATCCGGGGCGCCTTGTACTCACCCAGCAGCCGACGGAGCTGGCTTGTCGCCTCCCTCAGTTCGGCGTGCTCAATCACCTGGATCAGCGCCGCGACGTCCACACCCGTCGCAGCCAACGCGCGGTCCAATCCCGCGTCTGCCTCCAACCGTGACAGGTGGATCCGCAGGGGTGGTAGTTCGAGCGCGATGTCGGCGAGCCGACGGCGTAGGAGGAGCGCGGGCATGTAGGGTTTCAGGTCATCGAGGTTCTTGTGACCGTAGATCTTGCGCTGTGGTCGGCCCCGTCCGAACTGGACCATACGGTACCGGCAGAAGTGCTGGACCCACGCGTCGTACGTTTCCAGTTCGAGGTTCGCACACACCTCCGGCCAGAGTGCCGCCATGGGCGCGTACAGCTCGCCCGGGTGGTTCGGCATCGGGGTACCACTGAGCAGCCACGCGTACTTGGCGTCGGCGGCGATCGCCAACGCCGCACGTGTGCGTTTGGCATTGGGGTTCTTGCAGTAGTGCGCCTCATCGAGGATCACCACGTCCCAAGAGAAATGCCCCGCTGACTCCAGCACGCGCTGGTTCGTGTAGGAGACGGTGGTGAAGGTGTGGCACGACCGCGGACCCCACAGATCGAACTCGTGTTGCCAGTTCGGGAGCAGCGACGCCGGCGCGATGACCAGAATGGACTGCGCGCCCACACGCTCCGCGGCGCAGAGCGCCTGTGCGGACTTACCGAGACCCATATCGTCCGCAAGATACGCGCGACGGCGCTGGGCGAGGAACCGCACCCCTTCGATCTGGTGAGGGAACAACTTCATGACGACGCTATTTCTTCCTCATAGGAGTCAACCAGAGAGGCGAGTTCTCGCCTGTCCATGTCACGGATCTGCATGATCTGGCGGGCGTAGTTCTTTGCGCGTTCGAGGTTGTCGGTCTTCTCGATACGATCGAGGAGACGGTCAATTTCCTGCTGGCGAATCACGGGGTCGTTCATGATGTCACCTCACCAAAATCGACGGACTCAGAGTAGTAACCGTTGGATTCACCGAGCCACCGTAGGGTAACGGTGCCACGCACGGTCCCAATGTTGTAGAAGGACCACGTGAAGGACTCGGGCGTGTATCCATCATCGAAAGGAGGACCCTCCGCATTCTCGTCCAACCGCGCCACCGTGATAGGTGTGCCGATCAGATCCTCAGGATCCCCTGCGACATCCACCAGATCCACACGCTCACAACAATCCTGCTCGTGGTACAGAAGGAACGTCCGCCCACAGGTGGTCTTGAACACGACCTGATCGGATGCGGTGTTCATCCCTTCGATAGATTCGAGGGTCAACCCCACAAGGGTGTCGACCTCTTTCCGGTCCTTCCATTTGACATACATAGGTGCTCAGCTCGTTTCGAGGTGGTGTTGATGTAGCTCGGCGTACAGATCTAACAGGTCCTGCGCGGGAAGACAAGCGTACTCCCTGCTGCGGTTCCGTTTGAAGAAGAGCACGGGAGTGTATGCTCCCGCGTTCTCTTCGGCCTGCCTCATGGATTTCCAGATCGACAGAGACTCCTGGTTCTTCGCTTCGATCGACACTGGAAGCAGGCGGCGAGCGGCAGGGGAGAGCATGACATCTTCTCCGCTGGCGCCCATGCTGCGGGACTGCACATCATCCAGCTCCAGGGTGGGGAAACGCTTCAGGATCTGCGAGCAGACCCATTGCTGCATCCGGCGCCCCTTGGCCTTGGCGCTACTCGGTTTCACTGTCGTCCCTCTTGAACCCGAAGGCATCACGATCTGCTTCCGTCAGCGGCTGGTCCAGGTAGCCGGGGCACGTCAGGCCGGGGCAGTCCACGTCCTTGCGTGCCTTGTCTGTAGCCCTGCACCGGCACGTACCGACCTTCACGTCGTGCTTCCGGCAGTAGAAATCGTAATGGGTCATCCTTCCGCCTCGACCAGACGCTCAAGCGCCTCGTCCACGATCAGCATGGCATGGAGAGGGATCGTGACGCGCTCCCGCAGCCACCGGTTGAGGATCCACCGATCGTACCCCGCCACGAGCGCGAGGTCGGCCTGAGTGATGCCGTGCTGCTCGAGCTGTTCACTGACCGCGGCGACGAATTCCGTAGGACTCCCGTATCGACGGCGTACCTCGGCGTGCAATCTCGCGGCGCTTAGCTCTTTCTCGTTCACGGCTCTCTTTCCTTTGGGCCTGTATGGCGGTGGTGATTGCATCGTAGAGGTACGGGGGGAAAGAACTGAGCCAGGCGCGCTCCTGGGCGAACTCCGCCATCTCAAGCAGCGTGTGCTCAGCGGCGTCACCGGAGATGACCATCTCGAAGCCCCGACCCACCGCGGCTTTCTCAACAAGGCGGCGGAGCGTGACGTACGCTTTCGTCGCTGTGCCCCGTGGATCTGGGTATGCGCGAGCGACCTTGCTGGTGAGGCGAAGTAGAAGGGGGGCCAGAGCCCCCACATCCTCTTCCGAGGGATCCAGGTGGATCAGGATCACGAAATGGTGCCCTCCTGCGCCTTACGTAGCTGGCGCTCGAAGTTGGCCGCGGCCCGCATCAGCGATTTGCGTGGGTCCCGCAGCTTGGACACGTTCCCCCCTCCCAGCTTACGGAGGCGGTCGCGCGTGAAGGACACCATGGACATCGTGGCCTGTGTCGCCCCGGGGTTCAGGATGGTGTACCCCTGATCCCGCAGGTAGCTCTCCGACAGCGCGGTGAGGGTGCCACCTGGCGCGACACGGAGAACGATGGAGAGCAGGATGTACGTGAGCTTCTGTCGGATCCGCAGCATGGGTCTCAGACTCTGGTTGGGGTTTTCAAACGGGGTTTCAGTCCGGGTTGGCGCCCGCGTCGAGCGCCGATCGGGCCACCTACACTCACACCACGGTGGCACCGTGCGTAGTGCCCTGCACAGTACCCTCGAGCGGAATGGGGCCGGTCGCAGCCGGCGACCTTACACCCTTCCGTGCAGTGGGGGACGTACCGCTTCACGGGGATACCTCATGGAGTCCCAGGAGGTTCCCCTGGGCGGAGAACATCTGCAGGGTCGCCGCGCGCTTGTGGCGGTACCCACTGCGGTAGTGCCAGTCATCGGTGGCGGTGAGGCCGGGCAGGACGTACGTCACAACCCCTTTCTCCTCCATCATGTCCGACGTCGGAGTGTAGTGTCCTTTCCGGCGAGCGTGCAGGTGTCCGGACAGGATCCACCGACCACCGTGGTGGCCCCGGACCCATATCTCCGGCGGGCACTCCGCAGCGAACGTCAGGATCGGGTTCCCCGCGGCGTTCTTCTTCATGTAGTGCTCACCGTGGGTGAGCATGAAGGCGTTGCTGTAGAACGAGTAGAACTTGTGCATGGTCGGCGTGTTCGTGATCACGACCCGATCGTCGTGCCGGTACCAGGCCTGCAGGTACTCGCCGAGTTTGAAGTTCTCGTCGGGGTCGTGGTTACCGGGCACCATGATGACGTCCACGGGCCGGCCTGTGGCCCGCGCGGCGTCGATCAGGTATACCGCAGCGTCACAGACCGCGCGGTGGATCTTCCAGAGCCGTGTGTCCACGTCCTGCTCGGTCCCGTTGCGCGTCGTCATCACCTTGCCGACGTACTGGTTCACGTGGGAGAAGTCGTGGCCCAGGGGGATCAGGAACTTCGACGGGTCGTAGATGCGGGACAAACCAACCAAGCCATCGGCACATGCCTTGAACTCCTCCGAGATGATGTTGAGGTCCTGGCTGGCGGTCCCCGTCTCCGCCCGATCAGCTCGCATGCCGAAGTGCGCATCGTAGATGGACAGGACAGCGAGCCCGGTGGTGGCGGGTGCGCGCATCGGTGGGGGCTCACGGTGCGGGAGCTGCGCCTCGAAGCGCGCCAGTGCGTCCGCGAAGAATGCGTCGGTGCTCGCTTCGGTGTCGAACCCCCGGGGCGCTTTGACGTGGATCGTCCCTTCCGGGGTGCGGAGCCATTTCTGGACCACCTCCATCCCGTCGCGCGTCTCCACTGACGTGTCGTCCTTGCGGGCCTTCGCCCACTTCCAGTGCGCCTGGCGCACCTGCTTCGGGTCAAGGTTCAGACGTCCCGCGATCTCCGGCCAGCTCATGCCTTCGGAGACCATGGACGCGATCATGGGGTGGTCGTATTTCATCGGCCTCTCCGTGTGCGGCTGGGCGCCATGCAGACGACCAACGGTTGGAGTACCCCCGGGTGGCCGTCGGCCATCAGTGCCGTGTACGCTGCGGACGCGGCGACGTGCTGCATCTGCTCGATCGTCGCGTCGTCGTGTGTGCCCCGGATGATCATGCCTCCTTCCCCTTGTAATGGTTCACTGTCACCTTTGGGCATCTTACGCGCGCCTCCGATCGGGGAGGTGACGGAGGACCTCGACCGCATCGAGGTTGCTCCTGAACACCCGCTCCGGGGTGTGGGCATAGATGTACCCCAGGACGACGTCGTTGTCCACGAACACCGCGGGGGAGGCGGTCCACAAGAAGTTGAACATGTCACCTGACTCGAGGTCGGACATCTTGACTCTCTCGGTGCGCTGCGGGCGGGCGCTGACGCGGCGCTCCTCCAACTCCACAGTGACGAGCAGGTCATTCCTCATGCGCATCACCACGCCGGGGAGGAGAGCGCTCATATCAACAACGTCATACCCCTTCCATACAACTCCCTCCGAGTCACCGTCGGACATCTGAATCTTCTTGTATGGGAAACTTTCACTCCAGGGGAGCGTGCTGAAGGGGGTGCCTACAGGCACGACAGAGAGGGGCATGCGAATGGTTCGGATCATGATTCTTTCCTGTGATGGAGGAGGTCCCAGATGTCCACGATGGCGCCGGTCAGCACGCGCACGAGCCAGAACAGGTAATAGAGGCGCCGCATCGTGTCAAGTCCGGAGGAGAATGGGGTGGACGCCCACGGAAGGTGGAGGGGGAGTACTACCCGCGGCGGGCTGGGAGTTCCACATGACCGCCAGTACTGCGAGGATGAGGGCCACGTAGAAGGTGTACTCGAGAACGTCGGCGATCAGTTGCATTGGCTGAGTGCCCAGAGCATGAGGAGAAGGTACGCGTACGCTGCGAGGTGAAGGAGAGCCGCTTTTCCAGTAGGGGTACATCCCGGGCCGGCGCCTCATCTCAGGTCACCTCCGTCACGGCGAGGCGGACCAGCTCGTCTTCTTCCCACCCGGCGAGGCCGGAGGTGGGGACGTCCGGGCGCAGGGTGTTCCGGTTGATGCCCGGGTCGTACCGGGTGACGTCGCGCAGCTCATCGAAGTCAGGGCGATCCCGGAGGGCCGCGACGGTGTGTGCGAGGGCCGCAGCGCTCGCCTTGCCGCGGGGTGGTTCATCGTCCATCTGCGCGGTGTGGACGACGAAGTGCTTGCCGTCCCGGGTGAGCAGGATGTCCGCGGCGGCGCAGAGGCGCTCGAGGGCCTGGATGGTGGAGGCGGTGCGGCGCATCAGTCTGCTCCCCATGTGTCAGAGATGATGACCCGCACACTGCGCCCGGCGAATTGGATGGCAGCCACAATCCACGACACAAGTAGACCCGCGACCAGAACGGCTGAGCATGCCCCGATCGTGACAATGAAGTGTGGCCCAAACTGACGGTGAACCTCTGGCGAGTGCACCCAAAGCAGACCGCATATAACCACACCCACCGTGTGCAGGGTGACGAATATGACAACGTATGCGCAGAGTCCTACCATGATCTCCTTGATCTCCTCGTCACTGGCTCTCATAACAGCACGCCCCACTGCTCGGCCATGGCACGCGAGATCCCGTCGTATGCCATGGACCTGAGCGCGCCGCGGTCGTCGCTCGGGGGCATCTTGTGGATGCGGGACTCACGCCCCGGCACGATGTTCGTGGGCACGAGGTCAGGGAGGCCTTTGAGCCACAGGCAGGTGGTCTTCGTCTCGCCGTGCCCGAACTGCCACGGCTGGATGATCTGGTCGGGCTTGCGGAAGACGGTGGACAGGATCGAGACAGGGTTCTCCACGCAGATGCGTGGGATGGGTGCGGAGAGCAGCTCACCGACGAAGGACAAGGCGCGTTGCTGGCGACCGTCGGCGCGCTTCTCGGGGAACCACCGCGCGCCACTGACGGACAGGTGGGTGCAGGGTGGGTGCGCGATCATCAGGTCCCAGTTGGCGTGCAGGAGGTCCCGCACGTCGCCCTGATAGTGGGGGCCGGGCGTGGCGCTCGGTTTCAGATCACAGGAGGTGGCGTCGTGGCCGAGCGCCGTGAAATAGTCCCTCGTCGTGCCACTGCACGAACAGGCGATGAGTACTCTCATGCGATGACCTCGGTGCGCTTGTCGTCCACCATGCAGAGGTACCGTCCGTGTGCGGCGACCTCCGCCGATGCGAGGCGGTGGAGCATCCCCGAAGTGTCGGCCAACCGGATCGTCTGTTCCGGCTCCGGGAGCAGCTCGACTTCGTAGCACATCGGCCACGTCGCGTCGGCGGGCCGATCGCTGCCCGGAACGTGGTCGTCGCAGTGGAAGGAAACGCGAGGCTCCCGACCCTTCAACCGAAGGGTTGCCTTGTGGGTGGGGGCGGCGGCGCAACCATTCCAGAGGCACGTGGTGCTCATGTCATTCTCCACTATCTGAAGCGAACAGGTCAACGATTCATTTTATCAGGACCTGCGAATGCGCGCAAGGGGGTGAGGGCGGATGACACATGTATGACGGATGTATGACGGATTATCCAGGTATGTGTCATTCACTAAGTCGTTGGTAGGTATGGGTTTATGAGAATGGATGACACAATGACACATATACTCTATTCATTGCGTAAGAAAACCTTGGTGACAGGTGTAGTGGTATACGTATAGGGATATTCTATAGGAGAGAGCTGACGAACACGTGTCATACGCGTCATATGTGTCATAGGTGTTGTGGGGGCAACGACTTACAGGATTTGAGGACGTGTCATGGCGTGTCATGGACGTGTCACCCCTGCGGGAGAGCCCAGTGTTGGCACGGACGCCAACGACGGTGGAGGGTGGGTGGACTATACTCCATCATGGTACGAGAAAAACTGCACGCCTACGCTCGACACGTCGAGGAGAATGGCGGAGATGACTGGGTCTTCTCTTTCGTGGAGGAGGGTCACCCGATGAAGACGGTGGCGGAGCTGACTGGATGCTCCAGCCGCGGACTGCTCTACAGCTGGATCAAGCACGGAGGGGACGAGAGGAAGAATCGTCTGCGCGCTGCGCGCAAGGTGTCGGCGCACTCGCTCGCGGAGGACGCGGGTGAGGTGCTCGAGGAACTGGCAAAGAAGACGCTGTTGACATCTGCGGACGTGAGCCTGGGTTCGAGCCGGGCCCGGTACAAGCAGTGGTTGGCCGGTATGCGCAACCGCGATGAGTACGGGGATAAGTCCGGGGTGGAGGTCAACATCTCGGTCGGGGAGCTGCACCTGGATGCTCTCCGGAGGAACTCCGCGGAGCTGACGTCGCTGGTGCCCGGGACCGAAGTGGAAGAGGCGGAGTATGAGGTAATTGATACGCCGTCGGACGAGGAGACAGAGGTGGCGGGTACGTTGCCTGACGAACTGAGTGAGCTGTTGTGAGGAATATGATTCTGGTGCTTGCCCTGCTGGGGATGAGCGCGTGCGTGTCTACGCGTGGGTGGGATGGGGGTGAGTATGATTGCCCCGTCCTGGTCGTGGACAACCAGCACTTCAGTGATGTGGTGCTGACTCTCGAGTCACCACGTCGGCGCATCGGGATGGCCGGTGGCCTGCGGGAGACGTCGTTCCGTGTGTGCCGTCCGCGAGATGCGCGGGCGGTGATCGAGGCCCGGGCGATTGGGGGCGCGTTTCATATCACGCTCCGATCGGCAGCAGGGTCACGTATGCTTGAAGGCAGCACGTGGTCTGCGGTCATCACTCCGACCACACGTGGCAGCTTCCTCATCGGAGACGATGGATGATGGACACGTGGCGTTGTGACTGTGACCACTTGAACCCAATCGAGAGGACCGAATGTGAAACGTGTGGAACACCCAGCGACGATACCGGAGTGGCTGACACCGGTGTGCATGGACTGCCGAAGGGAATTGGACCCGAAGAGGATCATATACACCCGGATCCGTCGCTTGATGGGTATGGAGGATGGTGAGTTGAAGATGGAGGCGCATAACCTGTGCGCTGGCTGCTGGCAGAAACATGTGAAACGAGGAGTGTGAGATGAGTGAAACGTTGGTGTCGTTCCTTCGTGTGCTGCAGGACGCAGCTGCTGAGGCTGAGATGAGGGGCGAGGTTGAGGTGAAGTTCTTCATCGATGGGCACAGGCAGCTCCGAGCGGAGGTCTGTGAGGGCCATCCTGTGGATGTGACCAGGGTGACGGTGATGGGGTGGATCCCGTACGAGAACATCTGATGGGGAAGGGTGCGGGCAGACTGCACGATCGTACCGATAGTGACACGATTGCACGTCGTTGGCCCTTCGAAGCACCACCTCGAGAGTGGAATGTGAACGAACGTGCGCAATTCTTGCCCTCGATCGTGGACAAATCAGGAACGTCGTCGAACGTAGGCACAGGCCGCGTTCCATTGAGTGAGTGCGACAGCCCTCGCGCAAATGAGACAGAATGTCTGAATGACACCTGACTGAGTATGCACGAATCCTGCATACTCATGCTGCATAACCACTGAGCCGCCGAGCCAGGGCGTAACGAAAAGCTAAGTGCTTATATAGCAATGAGTTACCGAATCACTTCATATAATAGACATTATGTTAGGTAGACAGGATGGCCGAATTCGTGGCACGGTTCTTGGCCCGAAGGCCCCCCGGTACCTCGTGACAAGGCGGCACCGAGGCAGACGCCGGGTCTCGGTCGTGTAGAGATCCGCTCCGAAAAAATTCCGGGGTTTTGCAAAATCTGAGAGTTGGCACTTCGGTCAACGACCCCGACGCTACACCGTCTTATCTTTCCTCCATGTTCAACATGTTGAGGGAGACCCCTGCGGGGTCAGACTAGTGAGTCCACGCCGTCTCAGTGACGCGCAGCTGCTTCAGAAATTCGGCTACATGTCAGCCCAGGAGGCGAACGCCCGGGAGGCGCTCGACCGGATGCAGGGGCACAAGAACGACATCGGCGCCGAGCTGCAGCTCCGACGGGATGAGCAGATGGAGGGGCCGGTCGATCCACCGATTGACCCGGACCCACCTGTCGAACCTGACCCAGAGGATCCCAACCCACTCTTCCATGAGGACTGGAGCGCCGGGTTCGGTGCGTGGGGCGACCGGAACACGCCTTTGCAGCACTCGATCGTGCCCGACCCGACCGGCGAGGATCGCGGGAACGTGCTCCGGGTCGACTTCGCGGATCAGAACGACGCTGGCTGGCTCGCGAAGTGGTTCGACCCGCCTGCGAGCGGTGAGCTGCATGTCCGGACCTCGTTCTACCTGGACCAGTGGGGCAACAGCGATGCGGTGAAGCTCACGAACATCGCGGGCAATCGCAGTGACTCACTCTGGAGCAGCTTCGGACAGGCGGGTGTGGTCCCGAACGGCCACGACTTCTTCCAGTCGATGTGCTCGATGGGCTCCGGCGCTCAGGCCGACCGGAAGATGCTCGCCTACACGTACCACCCCTCGCAGGGCGGCATCTGGGGCGACGAGGACTACGACACGGTGATTCGGCCCGAGATCGGGCAGTGGCATCAGCTCGACCATTACGTGCGGCTCAACGATGTCGGGCAGGCGAATGGTGTTGTGCGGGTCTGGCTGGATGAGGAGCTGGTCGTGGAACTGACCGGGCTCGAGTTCCGAGCCGACTCCGCGCTCGACCTCAACATGCTGATGCTGTCGTTCAACGGCGGCGGCCTCAGCGGGAACCGACTCTACTACGATGATATCCACGTTTACGACGGAGCACCTATGTCACTGATTGTCCTTCTTGAAGGTGGAGCAGGATCGGGGGGAGGAAACGGCACCACAGACACGACCCCGGGCGTTGGGGCCGAGCCGACCGTCATCGACAACCTTTTCGACGACGGTGTGGACGCCGCCTGGACGGGTACACTCGGCGGTGCTGGCATCTCGCTGATCTCAGACCCGACCGGCTCGTTCGGTGGGCGCCAGGTCGCGCAGCACGTGTTCAGCATCAACTCCGGATCGCACACGGACCAGGACCGCTACCGGTACTACGAGGGCTACTCCGCCTCGCGGACCGTCCATGTCGCGATCGATGTGGAGTTCACGAACGTCACGCAGGACGGCGCCCAGCGGAAGCTGATCTACCTCAAGGGTGGCAGGGCGTACCCGACCGGCGATCCGTGGGCCGTCATCCTGACGCGGTACGGATCACAGCTTTATCTGGCGGGCGACGTCGGTGGGTACAACGACTACACGAACGCCATCAGCGCCTCCGGCGTCGTCAACGCGAACGTGCCGTACCGGATCGAGCTGCAGGTCACCACGAACAATCAGGGGTCCGCGAACGGTGTCGTGCGGGTTTGGGTGACCAACCTCGACACCGGGGTGGGCAGTCGGACGCTCATCTACGAAAGCACGTCGTTCACGGTGCAGGACGCCACGGGTACGGACTTCCCCTACGCGGACCGCATCCAGGTCGGGGACCAGCTCGACAACGGTGGGCTCCTGGGCACGCTCGTGGCTGACACGCGGATCTTCGACCGCATGATGATCTCGGAGGTCGAGATCGGGACATGGGGTCTGTCGTAAATGGCGGCGTCAGCAACCACCCTTCTCGCTGAAGCCAGCGGAGCCATCGCGACTACGTCCTACACGACAAGCGCGATGTCCGTGGCACCCACGAGTGGACATGTGCTCACCGCGGCCTTCATGGTGCGTGTGGCAACGGGGGCTCCGCTCACAGGCGAGTTCACCCTGACTGGGCAAAGCCTCACATGGGCGCTCGTGCCGAACGCCGAGAACTTCGGTGACACATATGGTGGTGATGCTCTGGTCATCTTCCAAGCGACAAGCGCGGGCACGGACGGCGCTCTGACTCTCGCCTACTCCGGTGGTGGGAACATCGAGCATGTGAGTCTGGAGATCGTCGGTTGGGCCAGCGCGGGCGAAGTGACGAAGAACGCAGTTCACAGCGCCATCGGCACGACCGCCGACCCCGCGCACATGTCGATCAGCTACGCCACCGCATGGGCAGCAGGCAGTGCTGGATATGCGATCTTCGCCCAGCTCGCTGGCGGGTATGGTGTAGACGCGACCCGGGCAAGCTGGACGGATCGCGGCACGATCCAGGAGAGTGGCTTCTCGGCATTCAATCGTCAATCCCGTATTACCGGGACGGACACTGCCGGGTCCATCGAGTGGGCAGCAGGGGCTGACGGAGTTGGAGAGTGGGCGGGAACGATCATCGAGATCCCCGCCGCCGCCGCCAGCGCATCCGATGCCCCACCCCCGGATCAAGGGTCAACACGAGGAGCAACACGCGGCGCACTGAGAGGCGCCGCATGATGGAACACCACAAGAGGGAACACCAATGCATGTAAACGCGGAGCGCGGACGGGGTAAGCTCGTCATCATTTCGGTCATGGACGCAGCAGACGACCCCGCGGGACTGGTTCTCGAGACGGACCCGGCACTGGCCGCCGCGGACGTGACCATCGCGTCTGACGAGCAGGCATCCACTGAATGCGCGGCGGAGCACGTCGCGTTCACCTCCGGATCCGTGCGGCCACGAAAGGGTGACACGATCTCTGGCGCGACCTCCGGGTCTACCGCTGTCGTGATCGGGTGTCTGCTCTCATCTGGTACGTGGGCGGGCGGGGACGCCGCCGGCACCCTCTGGGTCGAGCAGGCGTCGGGTGCGTTCCAGTCGGAGAACCTGGACAACGACACCACAGGCGGCACGAACTTCGCGACCATCGCGGGTGATCTGACGGACGCGGCCATCGACTCCGTCGGCACGCGTATCGGTATCGGGCTCACGTCCAGTGAGATGGCATGCACGGTGTTCCACGTCGCGGCTGTTGATTCGGTCACGAAGGTGTATCTGGACACGTGGTTCTCCGGAGAAACCCTCGGTGGACCGGACGCGGAGTTCGTGACGGGGTCGAACGGGCTCCTCTTCAAGACGACCATCGCGGCGGTCGCGTCCCAGACGGACATGGACCTCGCGCGTGGGCCGGCGGACGACGGCGGGCTGCCGGCGGGCACCATGGCGATCATCACCGACCAGACGAACTTCGCCCAGAAAGGGCTCGTTCGCCTGACGTCTTATGACCAGTCGGACGACCTCCGGGTGCAGTTCTCGGACACGCCGCCTTTCACGGTCGCAGTGGGTGACACCATCGAGTTCCTGGCGGTCACACCGGCCATCGGGCTCGACGGGACGAACCTGACTGAGGCGGGTGGCAACGGCGACCATCTGACCGAAGCGGGTGGCACGGGCGACCATCTCGTAGCGGTCGGCCTCGCTGACGGGGCGATCACGGCGGCCAAGATCGCGTCGGACGCCATCACGGCGGCTAAGATCGCGTCGAGCGCCATCACGGCGGATAAGATCGCGTCGAACGCCATCACGGCGACCAAGATCGCCACCGACGCCATCACGGCGGCCAAAATTGCGGCGGACGCGATCGGTGCTTCGGAGCTGGCGGCGGACGCGGTTACTGAAATCGTGGCCGGAATCTTCGCCCGGACGTATGACGCGACGGACATGAGTTCGATCACGTTCGAAGAGATGACGGCGATGATGGCATGCGCGCTGCTCGGGAAGGCGAGCGGCCTGGACACGACCACGGCAGTCTACCGGAATCTCGCGGACGCCGCGGACGCCCTCTCGGCGACCGTGGACGCAGATGGGAACCGGTCGGCGGTCACGCTTACACTGGCGGCTGTCCGCTAGATGTTCGGTCGCCGGTTTTTCGGAGGGCGCTTCTTCGGCCCCCGCTACTTCGGTTCGGGTTCGGACGGCGGTGGTGGGGGTGCGACGCTCGCCGCTTGTAGCACCGCGGTGGGTTCTGTCGCTGACGAATTCGTGGAGACGGACGATTCAGGCGTCCGTTCCATCGACGGGACGAACATCAGGCTGTCCCAGAGCTGGGAGTCCCCCTCCTCCGCACGTGAGGTCACCGGGGTTTGCCTCCGGGCATACCGTTTGGGGTCTCCAGGGGGGACGTTCAAAGTCGAAGTCTACGCGCACAGCGGGATATATGGTGTAGGCAGCCGTCCGACAGGGGGTGTGCTTGTTTCTTCCGTGGACCTGGACCCCGGCACGATGGGGACCTCCGTGGCGGAGTATTTCATCCCCCTTACCGGGTGGGAGCCCAGTGACAGCACGCAGTATGTCCTCGTCGTCAATGGTGACGACCTCACCGGGTTGGACGCCAGCAACAGGTTGACCTTCATCGTTGAAAGCGGCGCGGAAGCGGATCACGGGGGGAACCACGGGTGGTTCACATCTTCGTGGCTCGTCTCATCTTCGCAGGACATGGCGTTCAAGATCTACGAGACCACCACACCGGTCACCGGCGTCGCACGCGCGGCGACGTTCATTCGAAACGCAATACGCATAGGATTCTGAAGATGTCTGATTTCAATGGAGACGACTGGTTCCGATCGGTCAGCAAGATGGTGGCGGTATCAGCCAGCGCGAGCCCGTTCGCAGATGGTCTGTGCCGGGCGGTCTATCTCGGCACAGCGGGGAATGTCACGTTCACGACGCTCGAAGGGGATTCGGTAACGCTCCCCAACCTCGTCGCGGGCATGTGGCACCCGATCGCCGCGACGCATATCACGGCCCTCGCCAACGGCGCCGCGGACGCGATCATCGGGTACTGACCTGAACACCTTCGATGAGTTCCTGCAGCGGTATGGTCCCGCTGCCGGGGAGGAAGGGCCTGTGCTCTTCGCGATCGAAGTCTTCGGACTGATTCTCGACCCGTGGCAGGAGGAGGTCCTGCGCCTGTACGGACGGGGTGAGCGTCGGATCTCGATTCGAGCGTGTCACGGCCCGGGGAAAACTTTCATTGCGTCCGTGCTCATCTGGCACCAGATGATCACCAGGTTCCCACAGCACACGGTGGTCACAGCACCGTCGCGGGGGCAGCTCGAGGACGCACTGGTCAAGGAAGTGCTCACGCAGTACAGCAAACTGCCACAACCGATCCAAGCGCTCTTCCATGTGAAGAACAACCGGATCGAGTTGAAGGCCGCACCGGAAGAAAGCTTCTTCTCCGCGCGTACGGCGCGGGCGGAAAATCCGGAGGCGCTGCAGGGTGTCCACTGTGATCTGGGGTGGGTGCTCCTGATCGCCGATGAGGCATCAGGTGTCCACGAGAAGATCTTCGAAGCTGCGGCGGGCTCAATGTCAGGGCATCGAGCGACTACGTTGCTGTTGTCCAACCCCGTCCGCAGCTCCGGGTTCTTCTTCCAGACGCACAACCAGTTGAAGGACATGTGGCGTACGATCCATGTGAGCCATAAGGACTCGGAGCGTGTCAGCGACGACTTCGTCGAAGACATGCGCCGGAGGTACGGGGAGAACAGCAACCAGTACCGCGTGCGTGCGCTCGGGGAGTTCCCGACGTCCGACCTGGACACGGTGATCCCCTTCGAGCTGGCGCACACCGCGACCCAGCGCGAGGTCTTCGTCCCGAAAGGGATACCCACGGTGTGGGCACTCGACGTCGCGCGTTTCGGTGATGACTGGAACGTCCTGATGAAACGGAACCGCATCGCGGTCCTCCCGAACATCAAGAAGTGGCAGGGTGTGGATTTGATGCAGACCGCGGGCCGAGTGAAGAGGGAGTACGACGACACACCCTTCGAAGAGAGGCCTCAGGTCATCCTGATCGACGTCATCGGCCTGGGTGCGGGTGTCGTGGATCGTCTCGCGGAGCAGGGACTCCCCGTGCGGGGGATCAACGTCGCTGAGACGGCGACGCTGACGGACAAGTACCGGAATCTGAAGACTGAACTCTGGTTCCTGGGTCGTGAATGGCTCGAAGGCAGGGGGACGGTCCTCCCGGTGTGTGATGGGACGTGCAAGGACGTACGGGAGTGTATCCACGAACAACTCATCGCTGAGCTGACGTTGGTCAAGTATGACTACACCTCTACGGGTAAGGTGCTCGTCGAGAGCAAAGCAGATGTGAAGAAGAGGGGCTACCCAAGCCCCAACATTGCGGAGGCGTTCATTCTGTCCTTCGCTGAAGAGCCCGCAGGGTTAGCGGGTGGACCTGGAAACACGGATGGATGGGGCCGGCAGAGTTGGAACGCGCCGGTGTCCCGTGGTCTGTCCAATATAGTCTGAGGAGACTGAAACATGCCGACGCTGGATGAGCTGGAGATGGAGGATCGACTCGGACTGGACATCATCGAAGTCCCGGTAGACGGGGACATGGAAGATGACGGGCCGGATCCCGATGAGGATGTGCAAGCGATCGTCACCCGGCTGATCGAAGAGGCGATCCAGCATTATGAGGAGAACCTCGAGCCCGACCAGGTGGAGGCCACGGATTACTACTATGGCCGCCCCTTCGGCGATGAGAAAGAGGGCCGGTCGCAGGTCGTCAGCACGGAGGTTCGCGACGCGACGCTGAACCAGATGGCGAGCATCATGAAGGTGTTCACTGGGACGGACCGTGTCGTTGAGTTCGCACCGGACAGTCGGCAGGACCGAGGGGAAGCGGAGAAGCAGACGGGGTACGTCAACTACGTCTTCATGGAGGACAACCCGGGCTACGTCATCCTCGACAGCGCATTCAAGGACGCGCTGGTGCGGCGTATCGGGATCGTGAAATGGTGGTGGGAGGAAGACCCCACTCCTGAAGGTGCGGAGTTCACTGGTCTGTCGGAGACGCAGGTCTACGCGCTCCTGCAGGACCCTGAGATACAGGATGTGGACGTCACGGACGTGGACCACATGGGGATGTACAGCGCCCGTGTGGTGTGGACACAGACGGGGCGCGTTCGGGTGGCCGCAGTGCCGAACGAGGAGTTCATCTTCACCCCCGACGCGAACGACATCGACAGCGCGGGTGTGATCGCGCACGTACGGGAAGTCCCGGCGTCGGAATTGATCGCGATGGGTGTGGATGAAGATCTGGTAATGGAGCATGCCGGCACGCACCTCACCCCGAAAGGATCCGGAGACCTTAACGCCGCGCGTCAATACCATGGTGGCGTCGCGTCGGACTTTGGACAGGAGGGTGGCCCGCAGGATAAGAGCCAACAGGTCGTCGTTTTCGCGGAAGCGTACGCGAAGGTGGACGTGGATGGTGATGGTCTGGGTGAGCTGCGGAAGTTCGAGTGCATCGGGCCGCAGTTCGAGATCATCAACGGGACGGACGACGAGCCGGGCGAGCTGGTGGATGACGCCCCGTTCGCGGTGTTCACGCCGATACTGGAGCCCCACACGATCGTGGGCCTCTCCAACTTCGACCTCCTCCGTGACATCCAGAAGATCATCAGCCAGATCGAGCGGGGCACGCTCAACAGTCTGGCCAAGGCGATCGACCCCCCGCTCGAGGTGGTCAACAATGAAGTGAACATGCGCGACGTGTTGAACCCGGAGATCTCCGGGGTCATCCGTGTGCGCCGTCCGGGTATGATGCGGGAGGTCACGACGCAGTTCATCGGGCCGCAGTCGCTCCCGGTCCTCGAGTACTACAAGGACAAGAGAGCGGACCGCATCGGCATGACGCGCGCCGGTGAGGGTCTGGATCCGGATAGCCTGCAGTCGAGCACGCAGGAGGCGGTGGGGGCCACACTGAGCCGCTCGCAGCAGATGCAGGAGATGATCGCACGCAACTTCGCCGAGACAGGCATGAAGCGTCTGTTCGCGGGCATCTACAAGCTGGTTGTGGAGCACCAGGACTATTCCCGTGAGGTCGAGATCAATGGCCAGTTCGTGGAGGTGGACCCCCGGAGCTGGAACGCGCTGCGTCGCGTGCGGGTGAGCGTCGCGCTCGGGAGTGGCACGCCGCAGGAGCGCATGCTGGCCCTTGAGAAGATCTCCGCCAAGCAGTCAGAGCTGAAGGCGCAGGGTTCACCCCTCGTCAACACGGTCCACGAGAGGAACCTGATCCGTCGGTGGACGGAGCTGGCCGGGTACAAGGACACCGACGAGTTCTTCGCACCGTGGGGTGAAGAGCAGGAGCAGCAGATGCAGCAGCAGCTCGCGCAGCAGCCCCCGCAGAAGTCACCACAGGAGCAGCTCATCGAGGTCGAGATGATGAAGGTCCAGGTGCAGCGGGAGATGGACATGATGAAGGCGCAGCTCGACCGGTGGAAGGCGGCCATGGAAGATGATCGTGCCCGCGACAAGGAAGCACGTGATTCGACCCTCCGTGAGCGCGAGATCGAGTTGAAATACCAGGCGGACATCAACGACGCGGAGCTGAAGGCGCAGGTTGCCCGCGAACGCGCGGAGATGGACGCAGACGTCAAACTACTGACGGCGCAGCGTGACGCTGCCGCGGCGCCTAACACCGGAGAGGCCTAGATGTTGGACCTGAACCCCCCAGCACGTGACATGACCCCAGAGCAGGTGATCACCCGTGGTGTGGAAGCGGACCGTCTCCTGACATCTGAGGTTGCACAGGAAGTCCGCAACGAGGTACGCCTCCGGATTATCGAAGCTTGGGCAGCGACTGCCCCGGAAGACGTGAGTGAGCGAGAGAAACTCCACGCCACGTTCAACGCCCTGGATTTCTTCGACGATGTCCTACGGGCGATCATCAACGACGGCCACCACGCCGCCGCTGTCCGCGATCAACGCGAGCAAGCGCTCGACGGATAGGGCAGGGGTACGTTGGCACTTCGGTCAACGACCTCCAGAGCAATGGCCTCTATATTTGGAGTAGAAAATGAGTAAACCGCCAGCGACACCAGACGCAGAACTCGTCATGCCGTGGGAAAAGACGGCAGAGGAGCGCGAATCGGTGGATACAGCGGAAAGCAGCCTGTTCGAACTCTTGGGCTCGGACCCCGAATTCGCCGAGAAGGGCAAACGCCCTTCAGGTGGTGATGACGAGGACGAGGACCCCGATGATGAGGACGGGTCACACTCGGAAGACGATCGGAACGACGACAGCCGTGACTCCGAGGATGAAGACGACGACTTCGAGGATGAAGACGACGACTTCGAGTACGAGGAAGACGAAGACGAAGCGAGCGGTGACGAGTATGAAGATGACGAACTCCACGTCGTCAAGGTTGACGGGGAGGAACTCGAAGTCGATTACGAGGAGCTGGTCGCGGGATATTCGCGAACCGAGTACCTGACGCGGACGCGGCAGAAGGAAGCCGCGGAACATCGCGATGCGATGTCGAGCGTACGGGCACAACAGACTGAGTACTCTGAAAAGTTGGATCTGATGCAGAAAGCGCTGGATCAGCTCGCGCCCGGGGAACCGGATTGGGAGCAGGTCCAGAGAGACAGGCCGAATGAGTTCGCGGCGTTGTTCGCAGCACATCAGAAGAGGGTGAAGGTCCAGGAGGCCGTGAAAGCGGAGGCGGAAGCTGAAGCGCAGAAGGCGCAGAAGTCCGCAGCGGACGCGCACAGCGACTACGTTGCGGAGCAGCACGAACTTCTGCTCAGGGCGATCCCTGCATGGGGCAAGGACCAGAAGGTGATGGCGGGAGAGATCGGGGAGATCAGCGATTTCGCTGTGGAGCACCTCGGTTTCACGAAGGAGGAGTTGGCTGGTGTGAACGACCACCGTGTCATCTTGGCCCTCCGGGCCGCCAAGCGGGGCATCGAGATGGAGAAGGGCGGTAAGAAGCTCCTCCGTAAGAAGCGCCGCAGCCGGAACCTGAAACCAAGCGGCGAGAAACGTGGCAGGACCCCGAAGAAGGGGACGCGCCGCCGGGCCAACAAGAAGAGAGATCAGCGACGTGCCAATCGTGTGGCTCGTACTGGCCGAGTGCAGGACGCGGCCAGCTTGTTTGAGGGGATGCTCGAGGATGGCGCGGACCTCTAATCGTTAGAGGCCGGTCCTGAGCACCAAGGTGAGGGGATGAAGAGGAAATGGCACTGATTTCAGGTACCGCGACGCGGTACGACATGCAGGGTCTGCGTGAGAAGCTTCACGACACGATCTACAATATCGATCCGGAAGACACTCCGTACATGAGTGGGATGGGCCGGGGGCCGAAGGGTTCCCAGACGCTCGAAGAGTGGCAGACGGACACGCTGGCGACGCCTGACGGCGACAACGCCCAGCTCGAAGGTGACGATGCGTCGTTCACCACTCCCGCGGCGACTGTCCGTGTGGGTGCGTACATGCAGATCAGCCGTAAGACGCTGATTCTGTCGGACACGCTCGAAGAGGTGGACAAGGCAGGACGGCGCTCCGAGCTGGCATACCAGCTGGCCAAGCGTGGTTCTGAGCTGAAGCTCGATCAGGAAACGATCTTCCTGCGCGCACAGGGCGGAAACGCTGGTGGTGTGGGAACGGCACGGCGACTGTCCGCGCTGAGCGCTTGGCTGAAGACCAACACGAGCTTCGGCTCGGGTGGGGCAGATCCGACGTACACCTCTGGTGTGCCGAGCGCCGCGCGTACCGATGGTACGCAGCGCCCGTTCACCGAGACGATCGCCAAGGCGATCATGCAGAGCGGGTACTCCAACGGGGCGAAGTTCCGTACCCTGATGGTGGGACCGTTCAACAAGACCGTCGTCTCCGGATTTACCGGGATCGCGACGCGGAACTTCGACCTGTCGAATGTCTCCCCGCGTCCGACGGCGATCATCGCTTCGGCTGACGTTTACGTCAGTGACTTCGGGACCCTCCGGGTCATCCCGAACCGCCTGCAGCGTGAGCGGGACGCGTGGTTCATCGACTGGGCGATGGTGGAAGCCATCTACCTGCGTGGACACCGCACCAAGAAGCTCGCGCCGACGGGTGACGCTGAGAAGCGCATGATGATTGTCGAATACACCATGAAGGTCCGCAATGAGGCGGGTCTCGGTGGTGCCTTCGATCTGGACGCCGCGTAAAGCACTGGGGGTCAGGGTGACACTACCTGGCCCCCAAACGTCCTGAGCCCCAAAGGAGGGGGATCAACATGAGTCTCGTAACTGCAGTACCTGTGAAGGCTTCGACCTTCTACACCATCGACGCCGCCGGTGAGCTGACCAACGGTGAGACGGTGGTGATCGCAGGAAAGACGTACACGGCGCAAGCGACGCTGACGGACTCCGATGGGAACTTCCATATCGGAGCGACGATCGCTGACACGGTGGCCAACCTGGTCGCCGCAATCAATCTCTCGAACGAGGGAGAGTCTGCGGTTGGCGCGGGGACCGACTACGCTGCGTCCATGACGCGCAATACGATGGTCCACGCCCAGATGGATACCGCGCAGGAAGTGGTCACGATCATCGCGCACGCGCCGGGTGAGCAGGGGAACTACATCCCCTGCACGGCAGGGACCTCGGGTGTCACACTGGACAACGCCACGCTGGAGAATGGCGCGGGCAGTCTGGCAGTCTGGGCGGAGGAGATGTTCGCCTACAACCAGATCAACTCGGAGGTGATGTCACACCTGAAGCTGCTGACGCCGGCAGTGGACTGAGTGACCCGGCGTGAGTTTGGGCTCGTCGCCCTACTGCTCGGCCTGACGTGGTACGCCGCACGTTCGGAGTTCGCCCACCGGGCGGACTGGGCTGAGTGGGAAGAGACGAGGGACTCCGTCCTCACAGAGGTGAGGGCGGGGTCCGCTGCGGCAGCGAGCGCGACCCTCCGGGCGGATTCCGCTGAGGCACGCGCTGCAGCCGCAGAAGAAGTGGCTGACGAATTGGGGCAGCGGATCCGGGAACGGGTGGGGGAAATCCGTGAGGTGGAGGTCCCGGCTATCGCTGCCCCTTTCGTCCAGCCACGTGATGAGATCATCGATGACCTCATCATCGAAAACAGCGCCCTGCGCCAAGCGAACGCCGCCCTGCGGGAGAGCACCGTGATCCTGCGGACGGCACTCACTGCGTCTCAGGTGTCCGTCGCTGCACTGAAGGGGGTGATCGAGGATGTACCCGGCGCCGATGACTGGTGGGAACCGGAACTCGGAGCTGGAGTCTTCGTGGGCCTCTGCACTGGAAACGAGGTGTGCGCCGGGGCCGGCCTCACCCTCACTTGGAGAGTACCATGGGGATGATCCTGAAGGACGACCCGGTTACGAAGAGCCGCACCATCATGCACGCCGACCCCTACACGGGTGACGGTCACATCGAGAAGATCGTGGACGTCACGGACATCGTAGAGGCGAACAAGGCCCACATGAACATGACCGATGAGCGCGCACGCTGCGCGCGTGACGGCGAGATGGTTGCATCGATCCCTCTCCACATCTACTACGGGCTCCCGAAGCATATCCGCGAGGATGAGAAAGCGTTTCGGAAGTGGCTCGACGACCCCGACCAGCGTGCGTTCCGCACTCACCCCACCAAGCTATCGAAAAGGAGTGACCGTTGAAGGTCCTTATCCTCATCCCCAGCCACGAGAATGTCCCATTCATGTTCGCGTATCACCTGGCGCAGCTGACGTCGTTTACCGCGGGGTTCATGCCTGAGGGGACGACCTTCGGCATCACAGGCGTCACGGGGACATACACGCACACCGCGCGCTCCCAGTTGATGGACATGGCACTCGCTGACCCGGACCTCGATTACGTGCTCTGGCTCGACAGCGACATGACCTTCCCGAAGGAATCGCTGGTCCTCCTGATGCAGCACAACCTGCCTATGGTCGGGATCAACTATTCGACCCGTGAGGTTGGGGGACACCCGGTCGCGATCAAGCAGATCGGCCCACCGGGGGTGTATTTGCGTACCGACGAAGGTACGGAAGGACTCGAAGAGGTAGAGGGTGTCGGCTTCGGGATGGTCCTCATGCGGATGCGCGACTTCCGGGGGCTGGCCGACGTGCCACGTCCGTGGTTCGCCCAGGAGTACATACCAGCCGAAGACCAGTTCATGGGTGAAGACATCTTCTTCAGCCGTCTAGTGCGGGAGCAGCTCGGTCACCGGATCTTCGTGGACCACGACCTGTCGAAGGAGTGCGGTCATGTGGGACAGATGACGTACCGTCTACAGCACCTGACCGCTCTGGAGGAGACGTCGTGATCACGACCTACTCGGAACTACAAACATCGATCGCAACGTGGCTGATCAAGACGAATCTGACATCCCAGATCCCGGAGTTCATCCAGCTGCTCGAGTCCCGCCTGCGGCGTGACCGTCGGGCGCGTAAGCTGCAGAACACGACGTTGTCTGCCAGCACGGGGGACCACACACTCCCTAGTGACTTCCGTTCGCTGGAGTCGCTGACTCATGGGGGGCCGACCTACTTCGGCGAGATCCAGATCGTTCCGGCGGATCGCATCCCGGAGATCAAGGCGAGACTGGGCACCACGGGTGTGCCTTCCCACGGCGCCATCCTGGACACCATCATCCGTTTCGGGCCGGCTCCGGACGCCACGTACTCCCTGAAGTTCTCGTACTGGCGTAAGCTGGACCCGCTCAGTGACTCGAACACGACCAACTGGATGCTCGAGGACCACCCAGACATCTACTTGTATGGCTCGCTCCTGGAGAGCGCTCCATTCCTCAAAGACGACACACGCGTCGCTGTGTGGGAACGCAGGTACGAGCAAGCGCTCGAGGAGCTGCATGCTCTGACACAGGACAACCAGTTCGGTGGGGGCAGCTCCCGCCGACACTACACGCCGATCGGCTGAGGTAACGTATGGCCACGCAAGACCCGACTGACAACTACAACTGGAACCTCCCCGACGTCGCGGGCGACGTGGGCGCGTGGGGCGCCCTGCTCAACGCGATCATCGGGGATGACGTCACCGGTATCGACGCGGTCCTCCAAGCGGTCTCAGACGTAGCCGATGCGGCTCTCCCTCTCGCGGGTGGGGTGTTGACGGGTGAGGTGACGGTCAAGACGGACAAGTACGACGTCGTCGACTCCGGCAACCTGACTGGCGCGGTAACCTTCGACCTGTCTGCGGCGCGGTTCTTCTACGGGACGGTGACGGGGGATGTGACCTCGATCACCTTCTCCAACACTCCCGCCACGGGCAAGGCCGTCTTCGTGGTCCTCGAAATCACCAACGGTGGCTCGCAGACGATCACGTGGCCATCCTCCATCAAGTGGCCGGGCAACATCGAGCCTACCCTGACCTCCAGCGGTGTGGACGTCTTGAGCTTCTACACCCGTGACGGAGGCACCACGTGGCGTGGCGCCCTGACACAGGAGGACAGCCGATGATGGCCATGGTGGCCACCATGATGCACCACGCGGTGGACGACGAAGTCGATCCGGGGGACCCTCCTTCGGGGCCGCCCACTTCCGGACTGGAGTACACGTACGGTGGCTCTCTGGTCGGGTTGTCGTGGGCGAACGGCGACGTCCTCGCGAACACGCAGATTGGTTATGCTGCGAGTGGGGAGCCTTCGAGTGTTACCACTTCGGTGGCTCCGGGGACGACTACATACGAGACGGGGGGCTCCACCTCTGGTGGGTGGTGGGTGCGGCATATCCGCAATGGTCAGACGAGCGCATGGGCGCAAGTCTTCACGGAGGAGTAAGAAGGTGTCCGAAGCAAATTCTGTGTTCACGTTGGACAACCGTATCCTCACGATCGTTTCGGCTGTGGCGCTCTCTTTCTCCGCGTGGGTAGCGGCTTCGATCAGTAGTATGGCGGAGGACGTGGCGGGCATGCGGACGGAACTCGCCGTCCTTCGTACCAGCGCAGCGGTCGTTGAGGGGAACCGGTTCACGGTGGCGGACGCGCTGCAGATGCGCAGAGAGATGGAGTCGGGGCCACCAAATGCGGGGGCACTGACGATGTTTCAAATTCAGGAGGCACGGATGTTGGAATTGGAGAGGGCGGTCGCGGAGCTACAAAGAGACCCGCGATGAAATCCTTTTTCGAGAAAGTCGGGGGGCGGAAGCAGTTCAACGGATACCTGTACGCGACGCTCGTGAGCGCAGCTGCGTGGCACCTTGGCGCGGCCTTCGAAGCATATGCAATGTGGCTGTCCGTGGCCCTGCTCGGGACGTCGGCGATGGTCGCATGGGAGGACTCCCGCAATCGATGACCGTCTTCTCTGACGCGGGGTGGTCTCCGGACATGCACCCCGCGATGTGGATGGCACGCGCCGAAGCGCGTATCCTGCACAGGCAGCGGTTTCGGGCGGACCTACGGATCACTTCCGGCATGCGACCACAGTCACCGGGAGGGTCTTCTCTCCACCCGGTGGGGAGGGCGATGGACCTCGGTGTTCGTTTCCAGCTCGATGACGGCACATGGTACCACATGAAGCAGGCGGAGCAGCGAGCCTTCGCCCGCAGGCTGCAGGGCGTCCTGGGTGAAGACTTTGACGTCGTGGTGGAAGGGCCGGCGTCTCATGACCCTCGGTATCGAGGGCGAGCGCCTCACATCCACGTCGAGTACGACCCGAAAGGTAGACACGCACAGAGAGTGGAGAACTGATGGCACGTGTTCCAATGAAGCTCCAGCCGGGCATGTCCCGCCCGGGCACGCTCTACGAGTCCAAGGGTCGGTGGTACGACGGCAATCTGGTTCGGTGGTTCGAAGGGGTCATGCAGCCAATCGGTGGCTGGCAGAAGCTCCAGACGTCCGCACCCGCGGACGTGAACGTCGGGAATCCCGTACGGGGCGCCCACGTGTGGCGCCGGGATCTACGGACCCCGCAGGTGGCCCTAGGGACGGCCACGAAGCTGTACCATTTCGAAGAGGGGGTCCTGACGGACATCACCCCCGTCTCCTTCACCACGGGTGGGGTGGACGCCACGCAGACCTCTGGGGCCTTCGGGCAGGGCGCGTACGGCGCCGGCGCGTATGGTGTGGGGGACGCCTCTGTGGACACACTGGTGGAGGCGAACAGCTGGCAGATGGACAACTACGGTGAGGACCTTGTCGCGGTCGCGCTCTCGGACGGGCAGCTCCTGTACTGGGACCGCTCGGTGGGCGTAGGCACACCCGCTGCGGCCTTGTCGAACGCCCCAACGAGTAATTTGGGGGTGGTCGTGACCCCGGAGAAATTCGTCGTCGCCTTGGGCGCCGACGGGGACCCGAAGAACGTGGCCTGGGCGGACCAGGACGACCCAACGATCTGGACCGCAGCGAACACGAACCAAGCTGGCGACCTCGATCTGGCGATGGAGGGGCAGATCATGGGCGGGCAGCGTACGCGCTCCGAGACCCTCATCTGGACGGATACCGCGTTGTACGCGATGCGGTTCATCGGGGGTGTCCTCGTCTACACGATCCCTGAAGTAGGGAAGGGAGGAGCTGCCAGCCGTATGGCGTGGCAGGTTGTCGATTCGAAGGCCTTCTGGATGGGGCCGCGCGGATTCTACATGTACGATGGGAGCGTGCGGCGCCTGCACAGTGACGTCGGGGACTTCGTCTTCAATGACCTGAACCGTACGCAGGCATCCAAGATCTGGTGTGAGAAACGCTCACAGTTCGGTGAGGTCACCTGGTACTACCCCAGCGCGACGAGCACCGAGTGCGACCGCTACGTGACGTACAACTACGCGCTGGGCATCTGGTATTTCGGAGCGCTCGAGCGCACGGGTGGGGTGGACCAGGGGATCCTGGACTACCCGATCAGCTCTGACGCTTCCGGAGACATCTACCAGCACGAGAGTGGCGTGAGCTACCTCGACCCCGCGGACGCCGCGATAGAAATCTACGCCGAATCTGGACCGGTCGAACTGGGGCAGGGAGACAACGTCATGCACCTCGATGACATATACCCCGATGAGGCCACCCTCGGTGATCTCCAGTTCAAGATCCACACCGCCGATGGCCCGATGAGCGCTGAGACGGTCAACGGTCCATACGCGGCCACTGAAGTGGTCAACTTGCGACTAGAGGCGCGTCAGATGCGCATCGAGGTTGAGCAGGTGAATCCCGGGTGGAGATTCGGGACGCCGCGACTGGACCTGAAGGCGGGGGGCATGCGATGAGAGCGTACGTCCCTTCACTACCGATCGCCCCACACCAGTACAGCGCCGAGAACGAAGCGCAGTTCCGTCGTGAAGTGGAGCGCGTCCTGCGCGACATGCAGCAGGCCCGCCCCGAAGATTTCGTGACGATCTCGACGTCCACCCCCTCCGGGACGCCCCCGCAGGGGCCGGGATCCCTCTGGATCCGGGTGTCATGAATGGCGGACGCGAGCAGCTGGTGGGACGGTGCGGCGTGGCAGGCCGGCACCGAGCAGTGGTGGGTCTGGGATGGCAGCGCGTGGGTCGCAGCCGTAGAAGCCTACGTCTGGGACGGAATGCTCTGGCGCAAAGTCTTCCCCTCCTCCGACGAGCAGAACACGCTCGAGGAGACCATGAGTGTGTTGGACAGCTACGGGCTGGCCACGCGCGATCGAGAGCAGGCATACAGCGCGTCGGAGACGATCAGCGTCCTCGACCGGTATGCGTTGTCGAAGGTGAGCCGTACGGTTCTGAAGTCCGCCCGGGAGCTGATCCAAGCGAGCGAGAGTATGACGCGCGCCGTGCGGGTGCAGGTGACCGAAACGGCACGGATCCTCGACCGGTACGCGCTGACGAAGGTGGACCGGACGGTCCTGAAGTCCGCCCGGGAGTTGATCCGGGCGTCGGAGAGTCTGGTGCGCACCGCGCGGACCGCGAGCGCGTCAGAGACGGCCAGCATTCTGGACCGGTACGCGCTGACGAAGGTGAGCCGTCTGGTGTCGAAGTCCGCTCGGGAGCTGGTGGCAGCGAGCGAAGCGCTGTCCGTGGACATCACATACCCCACGGCGGTGATCTCTTCCGGCACCATATCCGCGGCGGACGAGACGTCCGATGGGGGCCGGTGCAGGTACACCACAGGTGCGTTCTGCCAGAGCACGCAGATCCACTACCGCGTCAACAGCGGCTCCTGGACCTTCCATCAGAATCAGGACACGAGCCCCAGCACGAGCGGATATATCACGAACTACGTGACGGGACTCAGCGAGGATGACGTCCTTCAGTTCCGGATCACACCATACCCGATGGACTCCCAGTCGGGGACGGCGGGGACGCCCCTCAACACGAACGAGTACACAGTCGGAGTCGAGTAGATGAACAGAGAGTGTGGTAACGTTGGCGAGCACAGCTTCCTCCGGAAGCGGCGCACCCGCAACATCGAACTCGGTGTACGCACCAGTGTGGTGCTGCAGCGTTTCGATCGCGAGACGGGTGAGTGCGTGGGACGCTCCGAGCGGAAGTTGAATACGATGGAAGCGGGAGGTATCGACCTCTTCCTGCAACTGATCACGGGGGACAGCACGAAGCACCTGGACGCCACCAACGCAACGATCGTCATCAACAGCGCGGGTGGGGTCTACACGGGATCGAATGTGTTCCTGCAGAAAGGGACGGACGCGGGTCCTACGAACGGGACGACGACGAAGTCCGCCCCGACCGCAGCGTACGTGTGGGAGTTCCACGACATCTCCGCGTCCACGCGGACGAACCAGAACACGCTCGAGTTTTGGTATGAGGACCCCAACGCAGCACCCGGGTCCGAAGTCAAGATCTCACAGATCACGGTCAGCGAGGGCACGAAGCCCAGCACAGAGAACTGGCAGTGGTCGGTATACATGGAGCTGTACTCCACCGACACGGACTTCACCTCTTCGGGTCTGCAGGACCTGCTGGAGTTGATCGCAGGTGACCGTAGTCTCCATATGGACGAGACGGACACCTGGTTCCGTCCGTTCACGAGCAGCGATGTGGGGCTCGATTCCTCGGGCCAACAGCCCGACGCGGCGCCTTCCGTAGACACCAGCGCGAACACCATCACGCTCGTCTGGACCGTCGTGGATGGTGACTATGAAGGGGCGTGGGACAAGACGGAGATCAGTCTCAGCGTCAGCGCTGGTACCTATTCCGGTACGGTGGACATCCGGTACGGTGGGTGCAAGACGAACGGCGACGGCTGCGGGACGAAAGGCGCCGGCGAGGAGTGGGAGTACACGTATGTGTTGACATTGGCGCAGGGATCGTGAGCGCATACATGTCCGATCACTTCGAGGGACTGGTGGATGCCCTGTCCCATGGTGGTGAAACGTACACGTTGGGTGACGTCGCTGACCTGATCGACGCAGGGAAAGCGCAGGTGTGGCGGGCCGATCGGGCCATGATAGTCACTCAGATCAATGACGCACCCCGGAAGCGGGTGCTACATTTCTGGCTGGCGACGGGAAAACTCAAGGACGTGATCACTCTCAGTGAAGAGGTGATCGAATGGGGCCGAACGAAGGGTTGCACGATGGCAACCCTGTCGGGGCGGCGTGGATGGGTGAAGGCGTTGGCTGACCATGGATGGTCGGAGCAGCTGACGGTCATGGGACGGGAGATCCCTCAGATATGAGCAAGGAGAGCACACAGGAAGTCGTAACCGAACAGGGGCTTGACCCCCAGTCACAGGCATACGTGGATCAGATGCGACAGCACGCCCGGGGTGGGGCGGGTGTGGCGTTGAACACGCCCGGGAACTTCTTCCTGGGGCCGGACACGCGTTCGATTCAGGACCAGATCGCGCCTTTCCTGAACCCCTACATGGATCAGGTGATCGGCGGGGTGCGGGATGAGTTCGACAACCTCCGGGGGCAGGCCCAGGTAGGTGTGAACCAGGGCGCGACTGCCGCCGGCGCGTTCGGTGGGAGCCGACAAGGTGTCGCGCAGGGTACGCGCCTGGGTGAAATCGACCGAGCGCAGACCTCCCAGATTGGGGGACTGCTCTCGAGTGGGTTCCAGAACGCTCTGACGCAGGGCCTCCAGTTCAGTGAGTACCAGCGCGCCCTCCGGGAGAGGCAAGCGCAGGAGCCGCTGTTCCGTCAGCAGCAGGCGCAGCAGATGCTGAACCTCGGATTGGGGCCGACGGGTTTCACGAACACCAACACGCAGACGCACCGTGGGTCCACTCTTGGAACCATCACGGGTCTGGCAGGGACTGTCGGGGGCGCCATCATCGGTGGGCCGGGAGGGGCCGCTGTGGGGTCCCAGCTGGGGGGCTCGCCGAGCTTCCAGCCGGTACCGTTCAACCAGCCGCCTCTGTTCCCGGGATCGCAGGGTAACCCCCTGACTGGGTTCGGGAGGGTCGGATAATGGATCTCTTCCAGAAGCTCGCGCTCCTGGGGAGTAACATCTTCACGGGACCGCAGGCTGCCGGGGTCACCCCGGAGCAGAACCGGGGCGCAGTGGGGCAGGGGCTGACCGCTGCCGGCCTCCGGACGATCCTCGCATCCCAGCCGGGTGCGGGACCGGGTGGCCTGCAGCCGACGGCGCTGGGCGCGATCGCGCAGGGCGCACTGGCGGGGCAGCAGGCAGGTGGCGCTGCCCGTGCAGGCGCGCAGGCGCAGAACCAGCAGGCGACTCTGCAGGAGATTCTGGCACCCGGTGATCTCGCGAGTCTCGAGGAGGCCTTCCGGTTCGAGATGGGCCGGGGCAACATCGAAGGCGCCAAGGCGATCGGTGAGGTGCTCGACGAGCAGCAGCGCAACACCGCGCCGGCGTCGCCGGAGCGTCTCGACCTCGGGGACCGGGTGGTCTTCTACGACCCCACGGACCCCTCCAAGATCGTGGAGACGATCCTGAAGACGCCCGACGCGACGGAGGAGGAGAACCGACTGGCGACCGCATACGCGAAGGCCATTGAGACTGACGTTGAGGTCTCGCGCGCACTGGCGCGTGTCATCTCGTCCGGAGAGGCACCCTCCGCCGCGGGTGACATGGCGCTGGTCTTCGCATACATGAAGCTCCTGGACCCGGGCAGCTCGGTACGAGAGGGTGAGCAGACCACGGCGCGTGAAGCGGGCTCCGTCCCGGCACGCATCGTCGCGTTGTACAACCGCGCGGTGAACGGTGAGACCTTCTCCGCCGACGTACGGGCTGACTTCCTGGACCGTACGCGTCGTCTGGTCAAGGGCCAGATCCCTCTGCTCCAGCAGCAGATCAACCTTTTCCGCCGGCGTGCTGAAGCGCGTGGGGCGAACGCGGACCTGATCATCTTCAACCCCTACGAGCCGTTCGCGGACTTCCTGGGGCAGGACCCAACGTACGAGCGTCCCGGCGCGGACCGGCCCCCGGTGGGCACGATCAACCCGATCACGGGGCAGCCCGTCGGGACAGGGAGGTAGTAGATGGACATCAAAGAGATCTTGTTCTTCATCAACGACGCGCTGGCCAATGGCGCGACGTCGCAGGAGGTCGATGCGTTCGTCGCCGGTCTGCCCGCTGAGCAGCAGGAAGAGGTGCGTCTGGCACAGGTGAACGAGATCCCCGGCGGAGCGGTCGGTGACTTCGGGCGTATGGCCCTGCAAGGCGTCACCTTCGGTTTCGCAGATGAGATGATTGGCATGCTCGCCGGCGACGAAGCACGCGAGCGCTCACGACAGAACCTGTCCGTGCGGCGTTCGAACAACCCGGGCGCTTCCCTGATGTCAGAGATCGCCGGAGGCGCAGCTCTCCCCATTGGAGTCGGTGGGGCTGCAGTGCGTGGCGGACAGAGCACCCGGGGCCTGGCGGCCACCGGTGCGGGACTGGGCGCGCTAGAGGGTGCGCTCTTCGGTGCGGGGGAGTCCGTGGAAGGCGAACGCGCACAGGGTGCCGCGATCGGCGCGGGTGTGGGCGCCGTGACGGGCGGAGTCGCTGCGCCCGTGGGTGGGGCCGCAGCTCGCGCTGTCGGGGGCCGGGCCAAGAGCCTGATGAACCGGCTGCGCAACGTGGACCCTGACCGACCGGGGCCGGGGCCGCGCATCGCGGACTCCCTGCAGGAGCTGAGCGGGGTCCAGGCGGGGGCCAACGAGGCCATCGCCGTCGCCGACCAGAGTCTCGAGCAGATCAGCCAGACGGTCTTCAGCAAACTGGACGATGAGTTCCCGGAGATCGATGACGGCGCGATCACGACGTACATCCGTGGCCTGACGGACAACAAGGACACGCGGTCTGTCGTGGGTGCCGTCTCCCGGGAGCTGCGGGACAAGATCAGCGAGGGGTCCCGCCTGCCCTCCTTCAGCGAGGTGCAGGATATCCGCCGGCGCCTGATCCGTAAAGGCCTGAGCGATGAGGCGGACGAACTGACGGACATCATGGAAGAGGTCTTCGGTGAGGAGTTCGTCTCCGCCAACGCGGAATGGCGCCGACTATCCCGGATCAAGGAAGCCGTCCTCGACGGGGAGAAAGGGTGGAACCTCGGCGCCAACCAGCTCGAGCGCCGGCTCGCCCAGTTCAGCAACGAAGCGGAGCGCGCAGCGTACCAGCAGGGGCGCATCTCCGAGATGGTCCAGCGGCTGCAGGCCCGGGAGACCGGGGTCGTCGCGCCGCTGACCAACATGCTGGACGCGGGACCATCTACGCGGCGTCAGCTGCGGCAGAACTTCCCCGACGATGAGTCGTTCGAGGGGTTCATGCAGGAGCTGCGCCAGGTGGCCGCGGAGCGCGCCGCTGGGGATACGTCGAAGGCCGAGACGGACCAACACATGCGGCGCCTGCGTAGATGGATCATTGGTGGAGCGCTCACCGCAGGTGGCGGTGGGGGGCTCCTGAGCTTTCTGACGGGGAGATAAGATGGATCCGGAGCTTCTTCAGCAGCTGCAGCAGATGTTCGCGCAGCCCGACGCCACGCGCGTGGCGCCCCCAGCGGCCCCACGTGAGTCGCCGCCGAGCTTCCTGAGCACCTTACGGTCAGCGTTGGACCCAACGACGGAAGGGTTCTTCGACCGGGGCGTGCCGGGGTTCCTGCGCACGGTCGTCGAGGATGTGCAGCGTAACCCGCTGGCAGCACTGACGCCCGTCGGTGACTTCGAGACGAACATGGTGGGACAGGATCTGTCCGCGGAGGGACATCCGTTCCTCGGGGGCGCACTGCAGGGGCTCGGCGCGATCAGCGCCGCGGCATCGGGTGTCCCCATCGTTGGCGCCGCTGCGAGTTCGGCATCGCGACAGGCCGCGAAGGCCGCCGCGCGTGAAACGCTGCAGCAGGTCCGCCGGGCGGATCCGACGCTCGCCCGTGCCTTCACCCGATCGGATGAGGCGATCGTGCCCACCCCGGAAGTGGAGGAAGCACTCTCCGCTGCGGGGGTGTCCACGCCACGTGTGCTCGAGTCGGATCCCGCGGACTTCCATGAGGCCATCACCGCGGCCAGCGACGCGCACCCCGCGGGTGCGTCGGTCACCGTGTACTCCCCGGAGGAGTATGCGGACATGCAGCTCTACACGACACCCGACGGGCTCGCAGGGTACGCGCTGAAGGGGGACGACATCGTCTCCGTCTTCAAGCACCCGAACGCCCCGTACCGGGGCTGGGGTGAGTACGCGGCCATGCAGGGAGTGAGCCAGGGCGGGCGCCGGCTCGACGCGTTCGACACAGTGCTGCCCGACATCTACTCCCGGGCCGGCTTCCGCGCCACGGGGCGCGTGCCGTTCAACCGCGAGTACGCTCCGCCCGGGTGGGACTACGACAACCTGGGGGAGCCTGACGTGGTGGCGATGGTCTACGACCCGACCGGGACGCCTGGTGGGCGGGGGCAGGCCTTCACCGACTACGACGAGATGATCAACGCGCAGCAGGCGGAGGTCTTCGGCAGCCCCGGGGCGCCTCCAGTCACCGCGGACCAGCCGTGGGGGAGGGGCACACAGAGCCCGCTGCAGTACCTCGGCGACCTAGGGGCACCAACGGACCTCCCACCCCGCGAAACGGCGCGAGCGGCTGCTGGGGCGCGCCTGCGGCGGGATAACCGGTCCGCCCGGTCCCGGGCGCGTCGGGTCGAAGCGATCGAGCAGGGTCTGACCCCGCAAGAGTTGGCGGACTTCCGTGGGCTGAACTCACGTACCCGACAGTCGGTGGAGGAGAACTACTCCCGTCTGCCGGATCCGGAGGTGTTCGCACAAGCTGCGATCCGTGGAGCTGATTCCCGTGGGTGGTACCTCGGCTCCGGCCAGGCCATCCGGGAAAGCTTCGGACACGAGGCCCCTCGGTTCACGGCGTTGCTCGCGGCGATGAGCCCGCAGAAGAGCGTCGAGGAGAACCTGCGCATCGCGCTGAACACCTGGGGCAACTGGAACGCCGCGGGGCGCCCGACGGACGAGGCGGCGCTCCGTGCTGCGATCGACTCGAACCTTGAGGCGGACATCGGGAACGCGATGCGCGCCCTACGCGCGACGGACGACGAAGTGAACAGTGGGGTCCCTGAACTGCTGAATGGACCGAAGGTCGGACCGTTCTATGCCAACCTGGTGGGTGTGGTCGAACCAGTGGTCAACGACACGCACATGGCTCGGGGCTATGGCACCCTGCCGGGTGGCGTCGGGACGAAAGGGCGCACGCTCGCACAGAATGCCATGGTCCGTAACGCGGCCAAGGAGTTCGAGCGGTTGACGGGTGTCGCGGTGGATGCCCGGGAGCTGCAGGAAATGTCCTGGTCGTACATCCGCGGCCTCACGAACGCAGCGGGTGACAAGGGCAGGGCGCTCGAGACTATTGAGGCGGCCATCCTGAAGCCCGAAGAGGCCTTCGCCGGCGGGCGACAGCTGGACGAACGCGTGCGGAACTCCGTATCGATCGGGCACCTCATGGCGGATCCGCGATTCGCGGACAGTCTGGAGAGGGCCGGCATACGGGCGCCGACACCGCGACCCCCGACAGGGACCCCGGGCGTGGATCCGTTGAGCGCGGATCCGAACGCGCTGCGCGACATCGCCGAGCGCATCGATCTGGTGCGGCAGGGTACACCCCTGTACGAGCTGGGTGCGCTGCTCGGCGGTGGGGCCGCGGTCCAGTCGCAGCGACAGCGGCAGCAAGAGGACAGGTAGGAACGCAAAAAGAGCCCCCGGGACTCAGACGTTCTGAGTCCCGGGGGCTCTTTTCGCATCTTAGAAGGCGGCCTCAAGCAGCCGCCCAGCGGCGCGGTCCAGCTCGTGCCGCTCCTCCGTGTAGGGGAGCGTCTGCGAGTGGCGGGTGATGCCTTGCGCCATCCCCCAGACGGACCGGGGGTCACCATCCTCATCTGGCACGACAGCGTCGTACGAAGCGGTGAGGACCTTCCGGGAGAGCCGCAGCGTGCGGACCCCGAAGAGCTTGTCGAGCACCTCATCCTTCGTGCCCGCGATGTGAACGCGGGTCTTCGCCATCGTCGCCTCATCGATCGAGGCGGCGCCGTCCATGTACTTCCGAACCTCGACCCACGCGCCGCGCATCCGATCCCGGATCTCGCCGACGTGGTTCAGGCGCACCTCCGCCAGCTCCTGCGCGCCCCAGATGATGTGGTTCGCGCAGACGTCACGGAAGAGGAAGCCCATGAACTTCAGGCTCCCCGCACCGACCTCGGAATTCTGCACGATGACTCCGCGCCGCAGCGTGTTCCCCGTGGGGTCAACGATCGTGCGGTCGGGCGTCATCATGAACGCGAACATGTCGTGGTCGGACGCGTACAGTGCCTTCTGCGCATCCTCGGGGACCTCACCACCGGTCCAGCTGAACGTCTGCTGGGCGGGGACGAGACCGTGGCGGGCGCTGAAGTTGCCCAGCCGCCCGATCACCTCGTAGTTCCACACCCGCTCGTACTTCGTGGATGTGGCGGCCCGCAGCACCAGTTCACCGTTGCGGTGGAAGAGGAGCTGCGCGTCACCCTCGTGACGCTTCAGGCCGTAGTTGAGGTTCTGCGCCGCCAGCGTGGCCGGCAACGTCTGCAGGTAACCCGCGGGGGCACCAGCGCGCTGCGACAGCTGACGGAAGGCGAAGTTCGTGAAACGAGCGGGCAGGTTGGCCCGCCCCACGAGCGCCAGATCTCCCTCACGCGCTTCGGCGCGGAGATCGGAAAAGGGCACCGTCTTCGTACGCGCCGCGTCGGCGTATGCCTTGGTGGCGGCGTACATGTCCTCGAGCGAATCGAAGTTCTCGTCGTCGGGACGGGTGGCCCACTGGTTCGCTGCGTGGAAGAGTTCCATGATACGTCTCCTGTTGGTTTCAGTCGGAACCGCATCGTGCGGTCCGTACCTTTTGTTGCGGTCCTAGCTTCGGTGCTCTCGCTCTGCGCGGCTATCCGGTCCCTGCTTCCTGTCGGGCGACGCTGTCTTGGTCCCGCCCCACACCAAGAATAATGGGGGCTGCGCCTCTTCGACGCAACCCCCTGTGTTCACTTTTTTGCGAAACCCCACTCAGGAGTGAACGCCCCTATCAGCCAAGTAGATCGTGTTGGAGTGATCGTGATATGCTACTTGTATATCGAAGTGCCCCGTTACGTAAGAGAGATCCTCCGAAGACCGAAAACTCAACCGCTGCATCACCAACAGGTCTGTTACTGGTTGAAGTATCTCCGGGATGACATCCCCCGCTTTGATGGTAGGGAACGGGGAATCCCTCCGGGCCACCACCACACTGTCTGAATCGGATGGGATCACGCAGATCCTTGCGTTCATCGCCTCGGGTCTGTCCCAGTTCAGCGCCACCAGGCAACGCACTCGGAAAGTGTTCATGCCGGTACGTCCGTCGGAGACTCCATGGGCGGGTCGAACTGGGCCTCCGCCAAGCGTTCCTTGTACCACTGCGGGAAGCCCTTGATGACCGCGCCGCGGATGTCCTTGGCGTAGTAGTCCATAAACATCTTAGCGATCGCGTGGTACTCCTCCGCCAGAACGTCGCCCTGGATGTCCCGGATAAGTGGGCCGATGTCCCTGGGACTCCCCTCCAGCTCACCAGAATCGCGCAGCCGTTCGATCGACTTCTCCCACCGGCGCTCGTGGCGGAAGACCTCACCGATCTGTTCGATGATCCCGGCGTTGGTGCGTGGCTTCCAGTTGGGGTCCTGTTTGTGGGCCTCACGGAAAGCGTCGGTCACGTACTTGCCCATCAGCATCTTCCCATCGACGCCGAAGCGGTCGTAGTTCTTGAAGACGAGCCCCTCCATGGGGCCGCCCAGGAAGCTGCCCTTCTCGATGAGGGCCTTGATCGCTTCGAGGTCGTCGATCGGACCACGGTAGTGCTCGGGGGTGATCTCGCACTGTAGGGCCTCCGCCACTGCCTCCAAGACCTCCCGGTGGTCGCAGCGATCCTCAACGTCTGTGTCCACATCGAACAGGACGAAGTTACCCCGGGGCGCCCGTTCGTAGGTGAGGACATTGTGCCGTGGCCCCATCATCGCCTCGCCCCGGTAGATGGCCCCCTCCATGAGTAGGTTTCTGTCGGCAGCGTCTCGGGCCGTGGCGATGGCGCCAGCGAACAGCTTACCCGCGTCGTCGAGGTCCGGGATCATCCGACCCCGGCTGCGGCACTGCAGCTGCCCATCGACGATGCCGAAGCTGAACTGCGATCCATCTACCTTCTCCTGCACGACCACGTCGCCGAAGAAAAGATCGCGAATGGCGCGGTGCCCCAGGTTGTAGACTTTCGGGTAACTACGTAGTTCGTTCATCGGTCTTCCAGTGTGTCGCACCCACCCACACCCATCCAGGTGTAAGTGGAATCGTGCGGTGTGAATGTGGTGTCGATCGTGAGTGAGTAGCACGGGTCCGCGATGCGCAGCTCCGCGGGGCTCGGTCCGCAGCCGCTGGCGGCGAGCACCACCAACACGAGGAGGAGGATCGCCCAGATCAGGCGGTCTTCCTCTTCGTGGTTCGGGGGGAGGGCGGCGCTCATCGGGACCCCCGCGACATAGGTGCGCCTTCGTGCTCCTCAGCGTACTGCTGCGCGAGCGCGAGCGCCCGCCACGCCACCTTGTAGACGTGAGGGATCTCATCCTCCGGATCGATCTCGTCCCACTCGAGGAGGTGGCGCGCGATGCAGTCCGCGTGGTCCATCGACTTACCCCGCGCCCAGTGCAGATCTTCACCGGGATTGTGCTTGTCGTTGCCTGCCTGACTCAGCCGGGCGACACCCTCGAGTGCGTTGGGGAAGTACGCCATCACGCCGGAGAAGATAGGCGTGGCCTTACGTGCAGCAGAGACGTCAGGGGTTGGTGAGTTCGCTGCGATGATCTCCGCATCGATCTGCGCTCGATCGCGCATGGGATCACGCACGGGGTCACTCACGGGGTGTTCGTAGCAACCGAATGTTTCGTGATGGCGGGGGTCTGTGTCCGACTTCGTCCACCCCAGCTCCTTGAGGATACCCAGGTCGATCGTCGGGCCACCTTGTTGGATAGTGACCGAACGCCCACATCCAGGGGTGTTGCAGATCAGCGTGCGTTTCATGATTCCTCCGTTCCAATAGAGACTCGGGGTCGAACGCGGATCCCCGCGAACCCCCGGATAGATGCCGTGCGTCCGTACTCGAACCCACGTGCCTTCAACTCCTGTGTGAAGGACTTGTTACTCCCGGGGTCCATGTTTCGTGCCCGGCACCACTGTGACCAGGAGGTGAACAGTTCGACGCTCGGCGCCAGTCCATCCATCCCCAACTCGCAGTGGTCTTCGATCCATTCACCGATCGCGTCTTCCGCCTCACCGTATGCCCGGGTGGCGTCTGCGACCTTCGCTGGCAGCTGCAAGCCATCCTGCGCCCACGCCTGCGCACCCTGGACCATCCAGTGCAGCACCTGCGCGCCCTCGTCTTCGATGATCATCTCGGCGAGGTTGTCGATGCGCTCTTCCGGGAGCACCTTCTGGTTCATCGGCACAATCAACACCCGCCGGAGCATCGCGTCGTCCACCGTCCGCAGGGACGGTTCCGCGTTACCTGCGATCAGCAGCTTGAACTGGGGTTGGAAGGTGAAGGGGTGTCCGTAGATCGCGCGCACCTGCACCTCATCCCCTCCCGTGATCGTCTTGATCGTCTTCTCGTCCCACGTCTGCCCTCGCTTCGGCTCGGTGGCGGTCACCAACCGGATCCCGGGGAGCTGAGCCAGCGTGTACCCGGTGTCACCTTTGCCCGTGTTGATGAAGGTCTCGATGTCCACCGTCTTGGCGTACTCACCCATGACCCCCTGGAGGATATGGATGAAGGTGCTCTTCCCTGTGTCCGAATCGGAGCCGAAGCCATAGAGAAAGACCTTCTCTTCCATACGGCCCGTGAGCGCATACCCTGCGTACCGTTGGAGGAACCCACACAGCTCCGAGTCACCATCGGTGAGGTGGCGCATGAACTCTTCGAACATCGGCGACGGCCCCGGGCGTGGGGTGACGTTGGTGCTCCGAGAGATCAGGTCCGTGGGTTCACCCGGGGACAGGTCCCCTGTTGACAGATCCACCTGCCCCTCAGGGACACCGAGCACGAGCAGGTTCTGGTCGAAGTCGTCCCGGTTCATCGCCAGCCGGGGCTGTAGGAGCTGGATCGTGTTCTCGATCGCGGTCTTCCCCTGGAGCCCCTTCGCCACGGTCATGGTCTTATCCTGCATCGAGCCAGTCAGCGTCTGCGCGTATGCCCGCACGCGGACCGCGACCCGGGCAAGGAGATCCTCGACGAGCATGCGGTGCGCGCCGAGCGTGTCGTGGCGCCACTGGTTGCCCTGCCACGTGTACCACACGCCACTGGCGTATCGGAGAACGTCCTGCAGCTCCGGGAGGATCATGCGGACCTTCCACACATCCGAGTAGGTGATCACACCATCAATCACGAATGGGTTGCCCGGCGGGGGTGGTGGGGTGGATCCTGCCGGTGGCTCCGGTGCCATGTCGAAGACGAGCGCGGCGTCGTTGAACCCGCCGGCCTTGGCCTCGTCCCGGATCCAGTTCCAACCCAGCGCGACCTCGCCGAAGCTCTCGAAGGCCGCGCGGGTGTTCGCGTCTGTGGCGTCGTCCGCGCCGTTCCACGTGCGGCTCCACTTGATGGCGAGGTCCAGGGCGGCGCCCGGGTCGGCGGCACCGGCGCCCTTGATCGCGGCCATCATCTTGAGCCACTCGTCGCGGCTGTCGTACGCGCCCCGGTTCGGGACCATCATGACGGCCTTCTCCAGCTCCGCCATGCTGGGGGCCAACAGACTCTCCTGATCAGGGGCATGTTCGCGCTCCGCAGCGGAGCCGACCCGCACGGTCCAGCCCTCGTCCTCGAGTTCCTCCGTCAGCTTAACCAGGAAGGCCTCGACGTCAGACTTCGCGACCCAGGTCAGGTCGTCCGGGCCAGCCGTCTGCCACAGGGGCTCGGGATGCCACGTGTACGCATCGCCGGAGGGGTGGACGCCGTCGATCAGGTACTGCTGTCCGTCGCCCAGAACCTCGACCGCGTGCTCGACGCCGTCCTGCTCGAGATACAGTTTGATCTTGGGGAAGGGGTTCTGCGTCCGGTACATCATGAGGGCGCGGGGGCCGCGGATCCGGATAGGGGCGTTGCCCAACATGTCCCGCGCCAGCTTGACCACACCAGCAGTCAGCTGCGAGTCGTCGATGTCGATGTCGATGCCCGGGTAGTCCCGGGCGAGGATCCCGGTGTTCTTCCCTTGGGCGTCCCACTGCTGGACCTCTTCGATGGTGG